TTTAAAAAAAAAATTAGAGGCTGAAGGCGTCCCTTTACCTGAAGAGGGTAGCTTTGATGCTTTATTTAAGCCTTCTCAAATAGGTGTTGAGAACAGCTTTACAGTACCTAAAACCTTCAAACTTACTAAAGAGCAAAAGCAAGCTAGGGAAAGTGAGCTAAGAATAAAAAAGCTCATTGAAGAAAAGGGCATACCTAAAAACAATGTTTATCGTGATTTGCACAATAGAATGTATGGCTTTGAGTCTGATAGATTTGGTCAAAGAGTAGCTAGTAAATTAGACGAAAACTCTTTTGACTATCATCTTTACACCCCTACTCTTGGTCAGGCTTTTGAAGCGGCTATTGATCAATATCATGTAGGTCCAGCTTTGGGCAGGCTAATAAATTCATCTATTGACCCTAAAATGAGGTCTGTTCCTGGGTATTCTCCATTTAAAGACAGGGAGCTTAAGCGTCTTGTTGGAGAGGATGGTTTGTTTTTCTTTAGGCATGTAGGTAGCCATGAGCAAGCCATGGAAAAATATAGACGTATGCAAGAAGACAGGCAAGACATGTATGTTCTTGACCAGTCTAATTATGGCGGTTTGCTTAGTGTTGGTGTTACGTTAGCCACTCCAACTATAATGTCTCCAATAGCACCAGTAAGAATTATGAGAGCTGGCCCTGTAAGAAGATTCTTTGGTGGTGCTGCTTTTACATATATGATGACTGCTGGGCAACAGGGCCTTATTGAAACACAAAATGAAGCAAGAGATGCTAGCCATAGTGCAATGGCATTAACTGCCGCCGCTATACTTGGTGGTACTTTGACTGTTGCTTTTGGTAAAAACATGTCTGCTGTAAATTTAGCTCAAATGCGTCAATCAGATGAAGCTGTTGGAGAAGGGTACGAAAGATTGCCAAAGTCTGCTGGAGCAGGGGCTAATCCTGAAACAGTAAGAACGACTATGTATCGTCAGTTGGAGCAAGAAGGTTTAGAAGAAACTGGCATTGGAGTTGAAAAGCTAGGGTGGAATCCAGTTAATAGAATGCTCAACAGTGACAATGCTTTTGTTAGAAACCTAGCTGTAGGTATGGTTGACGTTGGCGGTATTATGCAGAAAAAGGTTAGGTCTTTTGGAATAGAGATGGACCAATCTGTCGAAGCTACGTTTAGAACTACTTATTTGCCGAAGTTACTGGAGTCTATAAGAGTTTCTGATTCTGCTTATCTTAAATATAGAAACAGGGCTGTTCCAGAAAGCGATGTTGGTCGTGCTGTTGAAATGCTAAAAATGCAAACAGGCGATATATTTAGAAGAGCAGACAACAATCTTACAGAAGTTGAGTTTAGGCAACGTGTAGGCATGGCAATGGCTAGAGGTGACATAGATAAAGTGGGTGACTCCGCTTCATCATTTGTTACTGAAGCGGCTCAAGCATATAGGCCAGTATTTAATTTTATTAAAGAAGAAGCTCAACAAGTAGGTTTATTTACCAAGCAATTAGAAAAAGAACTTAAAGTAGCCAGAGAGTCTGGAGACGCAAAAGCAGTTCAGTCTATAGAAAGAGAGCTTGCAAGAATCCAAGAATCTGGGGTTCTTATAAACACTGCTGAATCTTATGTCCCTAGAGTTTATAGGGTAGATAAAATTGAAGAAAACACTCCAAGATTTTTAAATATAGTAAGAACTCATCTAATTAAGAAGGGTGAAAATGCGTCCAACGCAGACAAAATAGCCGCTGAAATACTTGATTCGGTTACAAGAAGAAAGCCATTTGTTGATTTAGAAGGTGGGTATGACTCTCTTGACTTTATTAAAAACGCATCTGGAGCGCAAAGAAGAAGCTTTGAGATACCTGATGAACTTATAGAAGAGTTTCTTGAAAGAGATATAGAAACCTTAATTAAGCACCATGTAAAGACTATGGGCATGGATATTGAGCTTGCTAGAAGATACGGAAGCTTTGATATGTCTGACCAGATAGATGAAATTGCTAGAGAGTATGACAGGCTAATATCAGAAACATCAGACTTTGCTAAAAGGTCTGAGCTAGCAAAAGCTAAACAAGCGGACATAAGAGACATTCGTGGTTTAAGAGACAGACTACGTGGAACTTATGGTGCTTCTAAAGACCCACATGCATTCTCAAGTCGTTTTGTTAGAACAATGAAGTCTTTCAATGTTTTAGTAGGAATGGGCAGTGCTATGGTTAGCTCTGTTCCTGACATAGCAAGGATTGTTATGGTTGAAGGTTTTTCTAATGCTTACCATAAGGGCTTCAAGTCTATGTTTGACCAGCAAGCATATACTATCAAGCAAATGAACAAGGGCGAATTAGACAAAGCGGCTATTGCTGTAGATGCTGTTCTTGGCTTAAGAGCGCATGCTATGTCAGATATTGGCGATTTGTTTGGTAATCGTTTTGCTGTGGAGCGTAGTTTGAATGACGCAACTGGCATGTTCTTTATGATGAACGGCTTGAACATATGGAATCAGGCAATCAAGGAAATAGCTGGTAACGTCACCGTTTTAAGAATGACAGAAAGCATTATGAAAAAGGGTGGCTGGAAGTCCCTTTCTCAATCAGAAAAAGAAAAGCTTCTTAAGAATGGTATAAGTGAAAATGACTATAGGATTATGAGAAAAGAGATTCGTAAGAACGGTCAAAAAGAAGGAAACGAATGGATTCCTAATACCGATGGCTGGTCTGACGAAGCTATGGCTCAACGTCTAAAGTTTAGAAATGCTTTAAATCAGAATGTAGAACGTACCATTATAACTCCCGGTGCTGGAGACAGGGCTTTATGGACATCTACTGAAATTGGTTCTCTTATGACCCAGTTTAAATCATACGGTCAGGGGGCTATGGTTCGTATGCTCACTGCTGGTTTGCAAGAAAAAGATGGTGCATTTTGGCAAGGTGCATTTTTAATTGTTGGATTGGCTGCTATGGTTAATGAAATAAAAAGAAGCCAATATGGTATAACAAGTGACGAAACTGCTGACCAAAAGCTTATGAATGCAATAGATAGAAGCGGTGTTTTAGGTTGGTTTATGGATGTAAACAACGCAATTGAAAAGGTTAGCGACTACAAAATAGGAATGCGTCCATTGTTAACAGAGCAACAGCAATATCCAGTTCATTCTGGTGCTAAAGTTGGGTCTGTTTTTGGCCCTGCTGGTAGCACAATGCTTAATGCAAGCAGTGTTATAGGGGATGTTTTGAACAACAACATTACTGATGACACGATGAGAGATATGAGATTTGTGTTCCCAAGTGGCAATTTGTTTTATTTAGACCCAATATATGATGGGGCTTTTGGTGGTAATGTGAATAGACAGCAAACTAGCAATAGGGAATAGATAAAGTATGGCTACTATACAAATTGCAGATAATGACGCTAGAGTCCAGTACACCCAAGCGGTAACTGCCAACACAACGCAGTTAACGATTGATTTCCCATTCTTTGATCTTGATGACATTAATGTTATTGTTACTGATTCTGCTGGAAATGACACTACTTTAACCAGAGGTACTGGAACTGGTACATTTGCTGTTACAGGAACGGCAGTAGATGATGGATTTTCTGGTGGTTATATTACCTTAGGTGACACTTACGTTTCTACTACCACCTATACAATTTTTAGAGACATTGATATTGAAAGAACAACTGACTTTCCAACGTCAGGCCCTTTTAATATTAGTTCACTAAATACAGAGTTAGACAAGATTTTTGCTATTGAGCAAGAATTAGAGACAAGATTAACCAGAACTGTAAAGCTTGCTGATTCAGACGCTTCAGCAAACCTTAACTTGCCTAACCTTAATACTCGTAAAGGCACAGTGTTAGCTTTCAACTCTACTACTGGAATACCAGAAGCAGGGCCTAACATTGGTCAGTTAACTACTATTGCGGCAATATCTGCTGATATCGGTACTCTTGCAGATATTGAAGACGGTACGGTAGCTACAGATGCTATATCTGATTTAGCGGCTATTGCAAGTAACGTAACTACTGTTGCTGGCATAAGCACTAACGTTAGCACCGTTGCTGGAATTAGTGCAAATGTAACGACTGTAGCTGGTAATACCTCAAATATTAATACTGTTGCTGGCATATCTGCAAACGTAACTTCAGTAGCAGGGGTGTCCGCTAATGTGACTACAGTAGCTGGTATTAGCTCTGATGTTACTACGGTAGCTGGTGATAGTACCGACATTCAATCACTAGCCGCAGTAAGCAGTCAAATAGGATTGCTTGGAACAAGTGCCGCTATTGCTGATATGAATACTTTAGGAACAGCAGCTATTGTAGCTGACATGGACGCTCTTGCTGACATATCAACAGATATTGATAATCTAGGCGGCATTACTTCTGACGTAACTGCGGTAGCAGGCATTACTGCAAATGTAACCACGGTAGCTGGAATATCGGCTAATGTGACAAGCGTTGCTGGTATATCTTCTGATGTTACATCAGTAGCCGGAATCACATCTGATGTGACAACTGTTGCAAGCAATGACACAAACATTACTACTGTCGCTACAAATATTAGCGGTGTTAACAGCTTTGCAGACCGTTATCGTGTAGGAGCTACAAATCCTAGCTCAAGCCTTAATGAAGGCGACCTTTTTTACAACACTACTGATGATGTGCTAAAATATTATAACGGTACATCTTGGCAGAATATTCAAGCTGGTATTACACAAGAAACAGACCCGAACGCATTGGCGTTCGCAATAGCGTTAGGATAAGGATATGGCAAACGCATTTAAGACTAAGACCTTCGATGGGTCATCTACTGCGGCAGCAACGGATATGACTATCTACACTTGCCCTGCTTCTACAGAGACAACCATCATCGGCTTTACGATTGCTAACATTGCATCGTCACAGATTACCGTGGATGTAAAGCTAGAGAACAGCGATGGTGATAACGTATTCTTAATTAAGGATGCGCCTATCCCTGTAGGTTCTAGCTTTGTGCCTGTTGGTGGAGACCAGAAGATTTGTATGGAAGCCTCTGATGTGCTGAAAGTGCAGTCAGATACAGCTAATAGTGCAGATACAACACTGAGCATTTTGGAGATAACCTAATGCCTTATCAGGGTAATATCCCAGCTACACAGTTTCAAGCTAACCCGTCTGTCCAACAGTTTAGCGGAGATGGTAGCACGACTACGTTCACGCTAACTACGTCTGTGTCGAGCATACAGTCTGTGTTGGTTAGTGTTGACGGTGTAGTACAGGATGCCAATGAAAGCTACACTATACCAGACGGTGTTACGCTGACGTTTACAGCCGCACCATCAAGCGGCACTGACAACATCTTTGTGAA